GTATCAAAATATCTCCCGACGCACTTAAAAAAGAAGTTGCAGAAATTGTACAAGACACTGTTCCAAACTATGCAAAGGTTGGTGAGTTTGTAAGAGCCATGCGTGTGTCTCCACTTGGTAATTTTATGTCATGGCCATCAGAAGTATTTAGAACAGGTGCAGGTATATTTAGACAGATAATGAAAGATTTAAAAGACCCTGTAACAGGTAAAATAAATCCAGTAACGAGCACAAACCCTATGAAAGCAGAGGGTATAAAAAGACTTATAGGTACAACATTTGCCATGAGTGTAATTCCATATGGTTTAATAAAAGGATCACAAGCAATTTATGGAGTAACGCAAGAAGAGGCAGATGCAGCAAGAGACTTTGTTGCACCGTGGTCAAAAAATTCACAATTAATTTTTGTTAAAGACCCAAATACAGGTGAGTTGTATTACACAGATTGGTCTAAAAATAATGTATACGATACACTTACAAGACCATTTCAAAGTTTACTTACAAATATACAACAAGGTATAGAAGACGAAGAAGTATTATTAAAAGGTTTTATAGAGGGTATTACAAAAGCTGCAGGTGAAACAGCATCACCATTTATATCAGAGTCTATTTATTCAGAGGCATTTGCAGACATTATGTTAAGAGGTGGTAGGACTAGAGAAGGTCAGGAGTTGTGGACAGATACAACACCTTTACCAGAACAAATAGTTATTGGTATGCAACACGTAATTAAAACATTAAAACCTACAACTGCACCTTTTGAAAGAACGGTAAAAGGTATAAGAAAGATACCAGGTAAAGGTCCTGTAATGTATGAGGTGCCAAAAGAACTTGCGGGTATATTTGGTTTTAGATTAGAAAAAGTTAATCCAGAAAAAGCGTTAGGATTTTACTTGTATGATCTTAGACAAGGTCAATCAGAAGCAACCAAATTATTTACCGGTGGTAAGTTTGGTGTGTTATCTGGTGAACCTAAAACACCAAAAGATGTAATTGAGAGATATTTTGTTGCAAACAAAGCTTTGTTTCAAGTTAGAAAAGACGCACAAAAACATTTATTAAACGCTATGAAGTTAGGTGTTAATCCAAATAAACTAGAAGAGATATTTGAAAAAAGAGGTATACCAACTGGATTATTAGATAGTTTATTATCCGGTGAGTTTAAACCTTTTTTTCCTTCAGAAAAAATTCAAGAAAGATTTGAAGACATTGCATTTGAAGGTGGACAACCGAACCCATTCTTAGGTGCAGAAGGAACGCTTGAAGCTATGAGAAATCTAATGGAAACACAAAATTTATATGGTGATTTTAATTTAGATTTAAAAGACTTTTTACCAGATACTGATCCAGCAGGTCAGTCTGCATTACCACCAACCGATATGCCTAACGCTGCAGTGATACAAACGTCACAAGCACCAGGAAACATGAATCAAGGTTTGACACCAGTAGAAAACGCATTATTATCTGAAGAGGAGAAGATGATTAAACTTAGACAAAGAGGATTAGCATAATGCCAAACGGAGATAAGTTAAGACCCAAAAGCACTAGAGAACATTTATTATCCATCTATGGATATATTACAGGTATGAAGAAAGATATGAAACACATGCATGATG